TGTTTTGAACCCAATATCCAGCATTAGCATGATTTCCCCAGCTATATGCTGTATCCCATTCAGAAATCTTAGCATTGTTTTGAACCCAATATCCAGCATTAGCATGGTTGCCCCAACTATATGCAGTATCCCAATTATTTTTATTCTGTGTTGTAATTGTTGCAGCAGGTGATGCAACAAATATTGGATCAGTTTCTGTATATGAAGTTAGATATCCAGCAGTAGCATGGTTGCCCCAACTATATGCTGTATTCCAATTTGACACATTATAGTTGGTCAACGTTGTGTTGATAGCATCTAAATCAACTGCAATTTCATTGATTTCTTGCCTTTGTTGTTCAAATGAAAATTGTTTGGCGACGTTCCTAAGTACCATTTGATTTTATTAATTGACGTAGTAAGGATTTGATCTCACTAATTTCATCTTTCATAAAATCCAGTTCTTGCTCAAGATTACGAAACTTGTTTCTGGATTTTTTGTATTTTTCAAAAGCAGATCTGTCAGTATTTATGATTGCACCTGTATCAACGTCACGATACAGGTGGTCTTCATTTTTCACTTTAATATGTTTCATATCAATAAGATGCTACTGCTCGCAGATCTTGTACTTTTGGAACAAATGCAGGATTACTTGATTTCATAACGATCTTGATTGCAAACGATGAGAACTCTGGAAGATTATCAATGCTGTATGACAACTCTTGATAAGAAGACTGCTTTTCTGTGATTCCACTAATAGAATTTTCTGGAGAAGCAATCACGTTAACATCAGGAGATCCATCACCATTGAAATATTCCCACTCAATATCTTCAAAATTTTCTTGTGATGAAGACTTTTTAATTCTATAAAGAATACGAATATTTTCAATATCGCTAGTATTTACAGTTGTTCTTACATCAATACCAGTTGCTGGATTTTCAATAGAGATTTCTTTAGTAACATATTTTGCAATGCTGGAACTATTTTTTGATTGAACGTCACTTGTAAAATCTACACCATCTGAATATGTAATTTTTGATACTTCAATAAATTGATTTTCATTTTCACTCTGACCTGGGTATGAAATAAGATCTCCAACTCTAAAGATATCTTTTGCTTGAGCATCTACACTTGAATTTCTATTAAATACTGATCCAGAACCTGTGGTTGGAATAGGCGAATCATAGTCATTGTTAATTGGAAGTTTATCATTGATAACTGTTAATTGACCAGTTTTTTCATTCCAAGAAACAATTTTTCCTGAAATTTTATTTGAATACAATTGTGCTGGAACTGCTGGATTTCTTGCCGTTACGTAAGTTGGAGGAACCAATATGTTAGGAATTTGGAATACCACTTTTGATGCTCCAGAAGATGATACCGTAATATCATTCGTGAAGTTATCGGTTTCAAAATCTAATTTTTCTCCAGCAGTAAATGCGTTTGCTGTCTTAATCTTGACGTAAATTACATTTTGATCAATACGAACGATTTTACCAGATGCATTTGTTGTTTTTCCTGTTACAATTTGACCATTTGTTATTGTTTCTGATTGTTGTACACCATTAATTAACATGGAATATACAGGGTAGAATTCTAGGATTTGATTTCTTCTTCCAAAACGAGATTCTTTTCCTTTAGCATTTTCAATTTTATTTGTGATAGTTTTAATTGATGCTCTAGATAAATCAATTAATGGGGATAGAGTTGATTTTTTACTTGAAAGTTCAATTTTATATGTTAATGATCTGTCAATATCATTAACAGTTTCATTAATTCTAGAAGCAATAATTTTTTGATTTATGAAGAATACTTCTTCATTCAAAAAAGTCTTTTCATAATCTGTTTGTGAGTATGATGTAAATGTCTTGACATTATCGTCAACAGGAGAGATATTTGTTGTCTTAATAAAACTATCAATCTTTGTTTGACTAAACGATAGTGCGGGAACTAATGCAAAGATTTTCTCATATTTTCTGTTATACGAAGATAGAATAGACGATCCCCCACCAAATGAATTCGCAGAAGCCCTGTTGATAGAAATTAATGAATAGTAATCAACCCCAGGATTGTATACCTTAAATAGTTGACTGTTTAATTGAGAAGCTGACAAACCACCAACATCTTGTACGCCTCTAAAAAATACATATGAATTTTCATCAGAATCAAATCCATGATCAGGGTGGTATACTTTAAATACAAAGTTATTATTCTTAAATAAATCTGATGTTGCAGTTGTATTTGATTCCGCATTTGTTTCAATAGGATTTAGATCTAATTTCTCATAACCAAGATTTTCATTTGTTAAAAGTAAAGATGCTGTTCTTGAAATATCAAATTCTGCACGATACATCTTAAATTTGATATCTTCAAATAGATCTTCTGTCCAAGCATTTGTATTCTGAGATTTAAATAATGAACCCAATGCTGGTTGAGTAGTAACAATAGTGCTAGTAGCGATTTCAATTTCACCCAAAGCAGATGCCCAGATTTCATAATCAATAGAATCAGTTTCAATTGATAATGCGTACTCAGTATCATTTTGTAAATAGACTGGATAATCAAACGCAAATCTTGTTGGTGTAACTGATTTTGTTGCTCCAGTCTCATCAATTGCAATACCCATACGAACTGCTGGGGTGTCAATTGTAATGAAAGATTCAATCTCAGCACCAGCAGCGCCAGTTCCAGTTCCATTGATTACAACTGCTGGTGGTTCTGTATATTCAGAACCAGACAATACTAATTCTGCATTATAAATTTTGCCATTTGATACTCTGACAGTAGAAGTTGCATTTCCGCCGCCAGGAAGTTGTGGACTTTCAATGGTTAAAAAAGCAGATTCATAACTGGATCCAGTATTTGTAACACGCAAATCTGTAACTCTGCCAGAATCTTTTACAATTTTTAAAGTTGTAGTAGTATTATTTAAATTATTGTTAGTCGTAACTGATGGAATAGAAAGATTTTCATCTGCTTTAAATGATACACCATTATGATTGTCAAGAATTAATGTATAAACTTGATCATTTGTTAATGTAAATAATCCAGATGAAGATGCTGTTAGTTCAATATTATTTTTATCAAAGACTCTTGAAATTGGACCAGATGCATTAGAAGTTGAACCCGTTGCTTTTTCTCCCTTGACAATTGTTAAAGTGTCACTTGCAACAACTCTTAAGTACGTTCCTGGTAATAAAGTTTGCTGAGATCCTGGGATAATATTTTTTCCTGGTTTTCCATTTTCAATATCAGTTAAATAAACTCTCAATGGAATTGTTGAACTCTTTTTAGAGAAGAATAGATCTAAACTTGTTACAAATACACCACCTTCATAGTTTTCAATCTTGAAGGTCTGTGCCATTGGATTTGGTTTGATTGGATTATCAGTATTGCTACCAGTTACCTGTGTTCCTTCGTTTGCTTTAAAATATGCAGGTGATGTTGAAACAATAGAAGATACATTTTCTGGCAATAATCCAGTAGCATAAAACTTAATTTCTGCGTAAGTATCAACATCTTCTTTTGATGCATCAGTAGAACTAGAAGTAAATCTAATTGTCTTTGCTCCAGTAGTAAATCTGATTTCATCAGCATCTTCATCATAAACAACCGTATCCACATTTCCAGACCAAACAGCATTTTCTTTTGGCGGTTTTCCAGATGGAACTAAAATAATACCACTGGCATTACCATTTTCATCTGTAATGACTGGACCATTAAATGCAGTTAAAGAATTTCCTGCAACTCCAGTATAACGTGCATCTGGATTAACCCATCGTGCAATGTTTCTACCTTCCATAAAGACAGAAATATTTGTATTTGGTTTCAGACGATTAATAGTATATTTAATTGGAACGCTTCTAGCAAAAAATGATAGTGATGTTGCAACTACATTGGAACCAATTCCTTTTGTACTAATGCCTTTGCCAATTTCATTATTTTCTGGACTGATGTTGGAAGAACTTGATACGGAAGCCATAGCAACACTAGAACCAGAAAGATCTGTATTTACTTCGGCAAATGATCCAATATTAAAAAATGATCTATTCGCACCCAACCAATTAATTTTATACGAATTATATAAACTGGAGAAGGCATCCTTTAGTTTGTTTTTTGCTAAGAAAATGGAATATAAATTTGTATTATTATCATTAACCAAAGGAGCAACGCTGGTGTCATACCAAGAATCTACATTTGGAGCAACATGTGCATCTCCAACATACTGAAGAACAACAAACGGATTTGGATTGACAGTTTTGGTTGCAAAAGAATTTCCAAGTAATTCTAATTCTGTAAATGGAAGCGTAATGCGATCTCCTATTCTCTTATATCCAGACACAGATCTTTGATCTTCTCTAGTATTAACTTCAACTAGTAAGAAAGAATCTTCCTTTGATTGTGGTCTCAAGACCGCCTGTTGAGTATCAATAGCACACTTGTAGTCTAATGATTGCAATGAACCAATTTTGTGAGTTTCAAAATTGTCAACAATGAACCCACTCTTATAACGATTTATTCCTGTAGAATCAACGATTTGCATATTTAATGCTTGTTGCTCAAGAACACTAAGAAGAGTATAGTATTCAAGACGTTCAATTCTTTTCTCTAGTTTTCCGATATCACGCATTGTATAACGCTTATTATCAACTGCAGTAATTCTTACATCCTTACTACTTTGAGTAAATGCGGGAATATACAGATAATATAAAGGAATAGCATCATTGATTGGATCTGGTTTAGTTGGATTTAAGGACGAGTTTCCTTCTTTTAATACAAATTCTCCTCTCTTATTCAAAAACAAACCATCAATACGATCAAGATACTGTTTTTGTGTAAATGAGAAAGTATATTCAATATTAGAATCTGAAGCTGGAGTGCTTGAGATAATACCACCAGTTCCACTGAAAGATCTAGTAACAGAGGACGAAAGCAAAGAGGTATCCTGGAATCCAGAAATAATTGAATTATTATCTATTTTTGGTCTAAAATCTAAAACATCTTTCAAGGAGACTTTTCCTAAAGCTGGCGAATTGTATGATGGAATTTGATCAGATGTTACTCCTGCTTCATGTAAATACGAATCAACCGTGCAGAAATCGCCTTGAGTATGTTCAAAATAATCAAATGCAGCAACCAATTGTCCAGTAGTTGGTTGTGATCCTGGTTTTAGAATAATCCTAGAGATATCATAAATTGTATCTCTTTGACCATCATCAAAAGTAAATCTGTTAGTAACATCAATACCACTCACTAGTTTGCCATTTCTATCTACAACTGGTGGTTCCGAAGCAGATCCCTCATAGACGTATCTCAATTTAAACGCATCTGCGTAACTTGCTACATCTAAACTACCAGTATCATAGTCTTTTCCTCTTAAGGGAATGATTCTATCTTTTGAGGAATCTATAATAATTCTTTTGTTAATGACAGCAGTCTTTAATCTTGGTTTTGCCTTTGATACTTCTAAAGTTGCAGTTAGTTTTAAAGTTGGATATTTTCCATTAGTTGGCACAGTACCAAAATAATTTAATGGGAACTTAAGTTCAACACTTCCAGAAGTTAGTCCACTCGTTGCATCGGTAGAAGCCTTGATAACTACTTGTTCTGAAGTAACATATGCAATATCACCGATTTTAATATTGGGAGCATCGCCAGGATTAAGTATAGTTACTATAAAGTTACTCTCACTAAAAGAAACAAATCTTTGAGTTCCAAATGGAAGTTGCGCTGCAAATGTCAGTCCTTGCTGTGTTCCATTTCCAGTACTTACAAAATCTCTTCTTACATAATAAGTAATTTTTGAATCTTCGCTATTTGCAACAATTGAACTTAACTGAGTTGTTCCAGTCTTATAAATTAGGGTTCCCATGTTTAAATTATCAATTGCTGGACGTACTCGTACAACACTTGTATTATCAACATTGTTTGGCAAAGAGCGATCTAAATAAATTCTTGATTTTAAAACACCTTCTGGTTGTGTTGCCTGCTGCACAACACAACGTATTACTGATCCAGAAGTGTCTGTAAATTGAATTAAATCACCTTGTTGTAAGAATTTTGTTGTGTCTCCACCAAATCCATTGCACTCAATATATTTTCTTCCTTGTTCCCCATTGAATGTAAAATCTGTGATTGCAGTTGTTTCTGCATATTTTTCTTTTCCAACTTCAACATCCGCAGTAAATGTATTTGCATTTCCAGAACCAAATTGAGCAAAAAAGGATTTGGTGTTCTGTGGTGTATATGTGATAACTGCATTTCTAACTAAAATGGGAGTTACAACAGCAGCAATAGAAATATTGCCACCACCCGTTGCTTGTATCAAATTAACAATTGGTGGTCTGGAGTATTCTTGATTGAAAACTTCTCTATTGACAATAGATGCAGAAACCAACGCTCCAGAATTATTAAATGTCAATGCTACTTTTGTATTGTCATAATCAATACCATCAATTCTGATTTTTGTTCCTTGAGCGTAGTTTGATCCTCTTCTATTAACAATAAAATGTGAAATTGTGTTATCTTTAGCAATTCTTAATGCATTATTACCCTCATCAAAAATAGTTTCCCCCGATTTGAAAGTTCCAAATAAAGTCTTCACCATCAAAGTTTTACTAGATGTATAGAAACCGATATTAGAATTCTCTGCAGGACCCCCCTCTACAACCCCGTAAGCACCGCTTTCAGCACCATAGATATACTTACCAGGCGTGAAGCTATTAGCGACCGTAATCGCCTCATCAAGGGTGATTTTGGTAAAGAATTGAGGATCAAAATATGAGAATCCAAAAGTACTATTATAAACAGCACTTCCATCTTCCTTTCTACCTTTAGAAATAACAATATCTGTATCTGGATTAAAACCAGTTCCTCGCTCAACAAGGGTAAAATTACTTGGTTTTACGGTTCCAATAACAGGAGTGATGGTTTCATTATAATCAACAATGTTTCCAAATGGTGTTGCTCCGCTAATTGCGTCATTTTCGGTCAGATAAATTTCTCTAAAATTTGATCCAGCCCCAGCATCATATTCTGTTAGATAATTATCAAGATAATCTTTTCTACCAGAAACTGTTAGTTCTAAAAATGTTACTCCACCAGTAGATTCTACTTCCAACCTTTTTACTTTTGAAAATGCTATTGATTTTACTGAAGCGGCTTCCGATGGTTCTCCAGCATCGGTTCTTGTCTGTACAAACCAAACAGTTCCAAGAGTTGATACAAAGTTAGAACCACTCAAGGTAGAATAAGTATTTGCATATTGAGAATTTACGGCAATATAAATTGTTTTGATACCAGTTTGAATATCAAAAAATGTTCCTCTTAAATCTAGTGTTTGCTTAGAATCAGTTGAACCTTCCGTATTGTTTAATCCGATAGATCCATCATTAAAAACACATGATAGAAATACATTTGGATATGCAGTCAATTGTGGAGCTTCTGCATTTAATGGCACGCTGCCATAAATATTGGTAACTTTATACGTTGGAAGACCTTTAGTTTTAATTCTAATATCTTCTCTATTTAATGTTTCTCTTGCTTTATTTACAGAAATATATTTTGTTTCTTTATTTACAATTTCATAACCTTTAATATATGCTTTCCCTGGTCCAACACTTGCTAATAGTTTTTCCCTAGCATCTTCTACCGAGTCGCCATTAACTAAACCAAATTCATCTTTTGAATAAACACCAAGATTATCGTCTTCCTGATAATATTCCCTAACGTCAAGCGAAAAATCATCAACAACATAATCTCCAGACTCATCATAAGTTCTTCTAGCAAGAGTTTGCTCTAAAAGATTATAATCAGTTTGAGTTATTTGAGACTGCACAGAACCCAAACGAACTGAAAGAAGTTGAATAAAATTCTTATCAGTGATTTGACTCAATGAATACTTGACTAAATCTAAGGAAATTTTTAATCTATGTGCTCCAGGAGAAGTATAATTACTAGATCCAACCGAATTATCATATAGTGATGTATCTTCTTCAGCGGTTACAATACTTTCTGAAATTTTAAATCCAATCTTTGCAGATGGTTTATTATAATACTTATCAATTACTAATAACTGTGCGCTATTTTTTACAAAATAACCATTAACAAAATAAATTCCTTCTTCTACTTTTACAGCAGAAGCATATCCCATCGCTGGACTTTCAACTGTCGTTTTTACATTAGTGTCTGGATTACTAACTTCAATACTTGTTGGCAAAACACTTCCATCTGTTCCTACAACCAGTAAAGGAGTATTTACACCATCAACAACTTCTAAAGTTTCTCCTTGGCGAAATGTTTCTTCATTTCCATCATTGCCGCTATTTGTGTAATTTACAAAAATAACATCAGATGAGGTATCAGTAGCACCAATAGCATCAATTACAGTTGCCGTTACTCCAGAAGTAAGACCTTTTAGAATCTGTAATTTTAGTTGGGTAATATCATATTTTTTGTATACAATTTGTCCATCTTGATTGATAGGAATTTCAGATACTGAAGATAGTTTTACAAAATTTAGTTTTGTATTTAAACCAACTTCTCCTGGAATTACAAGTTCTCCTTGCTTAAAAGAATACTTGCCAAATTGCTCAATTTGATTTTGTAAAATAGATTGTAGCTGAGTTAATTCTCTTGCCTGAATAGAATACCCAGGACGGAATAAAATTTTATAGAAATTTTTATCCTGGTCAAAATCATCGTAGAATGGAGCTACGTTCAGGTTTGTCTTTTGGGGCATCTCGCAAGATCTCTAAATCTAAATTGAAATTAGAATTCAATTACTAGTTTGATGTCCTCAATTTGATCAGGAGCTCTAGTAATCTGTCTTCTATTCTCTATGTATACGATTTCTCCAGAATTTGGTTGAATCTCTGGATTTGCTAAACCACCAGCAAAACTAATATCTGCAAGAACTGCATTTTGAGCAGTATCAACAGTTCCTGATGCAGTTGATGAAGCGCCAACAATGGCGTTTGCTGCATTTGATGCAAATGCATAAACTTTTCCATCATGTGTATGTAGATCTGGAGATTGGAAATATTTGAGGATACCATTCACCGAATCCCAAGAAACTACAGTACCTTTCGCTGTTCCACCAGTTACTGTTTGTGTAATTACTTCGTCTGGAGAGTAGTTTGCTGTTGCTCCATTTACTTTAACAACTCGTGTTCCACGAAGAGTGCTACTAGAAGCAAAAGTTGTTGAACCATATGTATATGGATCTTTGATAATTCCAATACGACGGAAATCATTATCAACAGGGAAGTCTCCTTGACCTTCGTCGTATGTTAGACGGATATTTGTCATGATTCTTTTTGCAAAGAGCTCTTCCTCTGCATTTGATCCATGACCACCAGTTGGAGACATAACAACCTCAATTGCTGCTGTTCCAGTAAATGCAGATGGATTTGTTGTTAATGTTGCATTTGTAAATACATTTGCTGTTTTTAAAATTACATTGCCGTATGTATATCCTTGACCTTTTTTCTGCATTGTGCATGAAATAATAGATCCAGATCCATTAGTTTCAAACTTAACAATTGCTCCAGTGTTAGTTCCAGCTCCAGTTCCATCACCATATACTGGAGTATAAAGAGTTGCAGATGCTGGAAGACCAGTTCCAGCATTTTTGATTATAGAAATATCAATAGATCCGTCCACTGCAGCTGCCTCAACAGCAACTCTAGAAGCTTCTCCAACTTCAGCAATTGGCATAAAGTCAGAAGATAAGAATGCTAGTACATCGCCAGTAGTGAGGGTGTACATATGCTTCCAAATATATTCAGCAGTTCCTGAAGGTTCTGTATAAATTCCATTAGCAAAAACACCTTGACCTGCAGTTGGTTGTGAAGATGGTTCGTAAGTTACATTTTGACCAGTTGGATTTGTTGCTGACTGACCATTGTACAAGCACTTAAATACTTCATATCTAGAGTTCATTACATAGAACTTTGAAGTGGATAATGAGGTTGAACCTAGTGCTGTTTGAATACCAATTGCTCCTCCGCCACCTGGAGTAGCAGAATAATTTGGACGATACATATCAAACTTTGGATTTAGTGTCGTATTCCAATTGTAACGAGGAACAACAAGACGAGCAAAAGGAGATGTGATTCTTTTGGCAGCGATCATCTCCTCATAAATTGATCTCTTTTCAATTTGATTGTCTAGTGGTGCTGGAGGAACGTCTTCGGTTCCATATCTATAAACACCAGACTTAGCAGTTGCTGTTGAAGTTCCACCAGTAATAGTGGTTCCAAATGCTGGTGTCGTAGTTGATGTTGGTAGAATATTTGTTAAAAGAAGACTGTTTGGGTATACAGCAGAAACGGATCCACTCCATCCTCCACCACTAACAGTTTCGCCAACTTGAAATGTTCCGTTTACGTTAAAGATTTCAAGATAGCTGCTCCAACTTGAAGATCTACCAACAAAGAAGTACATTCTTGTACGACCTGCATCAGCGTCATTAGAACCTTCACTTAGGGATTCTAGAAACTGTTTCGCGTTAAAAATTCTAAACTTTTCTGAAATAATAGCTGCCATAGCACTTTTGTCTGTATAGGAAGACTGAATCCGAGTTATTTATATTTATTTATAGGGCGTTTCTAATATAGGAACCAACCGTATGCTGCTGAATGGGCGAGTTGTTAACACCCCTGGTGCAGTTCAAGAAACGATCCGCCAGTTTATTAGTATAAGAAATTTGTTCTTTACCGATCAAAATAGTTCCAGATGATGCAAAATTGGTAGTATTTGCATATACAACCGCACCAGTTGATAGATAACCAGCATCACCAAAGTTTGGAAGATTTGAAGTATCTAGTTGAGTTAAGTAATTATTAATAGATGGATAACCAAGATTAATCGTATATCCAGGATTCAATATATTAGAACCTTTCAAAGTTTCAAAATCATCAATCACAAATCCGTACATATCAAATTCTTCAATTGTTACAGCAGAAACGGAAATTCCAGTGGAGGTTAAAATATCTCCAGTATCCATAAACTTTGCTCCTTCCCATTGATCAAAAGTTGGACCAAGTGTACTATTTGCAAGCAATAAACCAAATGTTGCAAATCCTAACTCGTAGTGGAAAGTCCGTGCAATTGTTGTTGTTAGCAATGGTTGAGATTCAATAGTTCTATCAAGTTCTATATTTGTAACAACATATGCAGAATTTTGAGCAATTGGATTTTGGATTTGACCAACTGACGTTGGTGCATAAATTACATATTCTCTATCAAAGTTAAGTAACGGAGCAGTATCCAGTTCTTTAGTAATAATAAGAGTTACATCATGTCTAGATGGAACGAATACTGATGCATCAATAGTGGCAAGATTTTCAATTGCTTTAATTATATCACAACTGAAATTTACTGCTACTGGTGATTGTTTAACAATTTGAGTTCCGATGATTAAACTTTGAAAAGTATCAATTTTTCTACCATTTTTCTTAACAATATCATATTGTCTTGCAGTAACTACTTTTGGTGCGGTTGTATATCCACTACCACTACTTGTTAAGACAATATCAATAATTTGACCACGAGATACAACGACTTCTGCTTTTGCGCCCCCACCTTTTTGATCTACAGGAATAAAATGCAATACTGGTGGAGTTTCATATCCATACGCTGTTGTTGGTTGAATAATTCCTTTGTCATACAACAATTGCAAATCTTTTTTATTCCACTCTAAAGAAGAAACTTTGCCATTTTTAATTTTACAGGTTACACTTAGACCAACGCCCAATGTTGATCCATTATAGTTTGTTGTTACGACTGATCCAAAGAAATCGTTGGAAACATCAACACCAGGATTATAATTTTTTGGATTAACATATCTTGGGAGTTCATTAATTGTCCTGAAGTCTTTCTCCCCATCAATTCTAATTACATCCCCCGCATTTAAATTAGCAAGTAATCTTCTCTTTTCGTAAAATGATTTCTCCGCAGATTTTGTTCCATATAACCATTTAGCAGAGTTTCTTTGCATTTGATAATCATTATCGGAATCTCTAGTAACAATAAGTGTATTTGTCGTACCAGTCAGTTCATATTCATCCGAAAAATTATAATTACCAGCAAAGAAAATAGATGAATTTTGTAAATCTGGATTATTACCAGCAAGCGTAATAATTAGTGATTGATTTGTGCTTGTATATGACTTAACGTTGCCTAAGAATTTTTTAACACCATTCACCTTTTGATATGCAACTTGGAACTTGTCATATGAATTATTGTGCCAAGTTTTCCAATCATTGAAATCGTTATTTGTTGTTGATGTACAAGTAATTTTTATATTATTGTAATAAGTATTTCTTTCAAAATCATACAGAGTAACGGTCTGCTCTGCGTCTCTCCCATATAGAAGAATAATTTCAACACTATTATCGGTATAAATTGGTTTATCAAATCTAATTGCTGGTCCACTAATTGAATATGATTCTCCATCTACCTGAAGAACTCCATCAAGAAATACATATGCAAATCTTGAATCATCAATATTCTGAACTTTTTTATTCTCCGAATTTAAAATAATAAATGGTCCAGCAGATCCGTCAAGAATACCAGATTTGTCAATTTCGCAACGATAATAATTACCTACACTGTGAGCAAAGAATTTTTCAACTGCTAGTGGTTCTTGTACAGTTTTTGTATTTTCTTCTTGCCCCCAAATTGGCGGAGAAGTAAAAACAACTTTGTTTGGGACAGAGGATCTATCAATAAAATATGCAGAATCATGTTGTAAAATACCACTTAATGCTATGAATAGATTTTCATTTTCTTGTGTATTTACAGGAGATCCATCCGTATAGTACAGGTCAAAAATTGTATTTTCCCCATCAAAGTAATCTGGATTAGATATATCAGCAGTTCCAGGACCAGTTATAAGTGTTTCTCTTATATTTTCATATAAAGAATCTAATGAAGACGCAACATCTTCACATTCTGTAAACGTATTATATTTTAATCCAGGATCAGCAATCAAATTATAATTAGAATATGATCGTAAATTTGTCCAATATCCAGTTGAATTTGGATTTTGAGGAATAGTATCAATCCTGTCAGGACCACCTTCTAATATATCTTCAACTATTTGTGCGTAAGTTAAAATAGCACTTTTAACTTCCTGACAGTACGGATTTATAGTATCAATGCGGACATTAGAATCAATTATAGGAGCAATTATTGTTGTGCCAGAAATTTGATTTAACATCGCATCAATCATAAGAATTGCCGCTTGATTATAAGCATAAATTGATTCTATTAATTCCTTGGCAATATGAACTCGTTTATTGTTGACAAAATAAGAATTTCCGAAAGCAATTATCTTTTCATTACCACCGTATCTCAACGAATGCGCTACTGCATCAACAAAAATACCAATATCTCTGAAACACAAATCTTCTGCTTTTACCCAAGATGGTATTCCAGTATTTTTTGTTACAGTTGGTTTTTGACCATTTGTAATTGCTGTTGTTAAAATAGAAAATAGGGATGAAATTGCGGAGTTTACATTAGCGCACTCGGGTACTTTTGTAATATTTGGATCTGTCACAGCACCTTCATTTGCAACCGCAATCAAACATAATTGTTTAGCATAATTAAATGCATATACAGATTGAGACTCTTCTCCATCTAGTCCATCGTGATTATCAAAATATGCATTCGTAACTTCTATAGTTGCAGAATTTCCACCTCTTGCGACATCTTCTGCAATAGCTGCCAAAATAATTTTTAAATCTCTTCCACATTTTTCAGTGGCGTATTGTGCTCCATAAACAGTAGTTAATTTTATAAGTGTTTGTGAAACAATATCGGTTAAATTTTTGTAAATTAATCTTCTCGCATCTTTAAATCTATATGCAACTGTTGGGACATTAGGATAGACAAATCCAGGATATTTTTCATAAATTCTATAAGCTGCTTCTCTTTGAATATTAATTTTATTAGCAGAAATTAGATCAGAGGCATCAACAAAAGTACCAATATTTAATCCACTCATAATAAATGTAACCACAGCATTTCCTGCTATAATACTTCCAACAGGTGGTGTAATAGAATATTGATATCCTGTTGCAATCTGTAGATATACACCAGGAGCAATCTGTACAATTGATGATGTTGTTCCTAAATTAGAACTAATAATTGTGTTAGAAGTGATTTGTAAAATATTTTGCTGCGAAAGTGGAAGAGAATTTTTATTTAACTTAATTCTTCTATTATCCAAAATTTCTTCAACAATTGTATCTGAAGAAAATGCTCTTCCAGCACTTATTTTCATACCAATGGCAATATTATCAGTATCAGTAATTTCTACGATATCTTGTCCAGGAGTCCATGATGCTTGTCTTTCAACAACATCCCAATTTCTCATTGCTAGTTTACATAGACGAACTGCATATTTAAATGCTTCTATTGTTGCTTGTAATTCGCCGTCAATATAATCTAAAACTCCATCACGGAAATATAATTCAGCTGATAAAATAGTTTTTTCATTGCCACCAAATCTTAAATCATGTTCAAGCGAATCAATAATAAAACCAATATCTCTAAGACATTTTGTACTTAAAATACCCCATGTTAAATTTGGATATTTAGATTTAATATAGCCCAAAGTTTCATTTTGAATATATTCTCTATTCCTTTCTAATTGATTTGCAGCATCTATCCATCTTCCATTTCGCTGGAAAATGTTTCTAATCTTTTTGAAGTATTGCTGGTTTAAAGTATTTGTTTTAAATTGGAACCATCTCCCATAAAATCTGACACCTGGAGCATCTTGACCATCTGTTATAGATGGACCCAATGGTGGTTGCGAAAAAATAATTTTATCCCCAGATACGGTATATGCAACTTTTGGTTCTTGCAAGATACCATCAATTGTAATTGTTAATGCTTGTTCATTGTATGGAATTACTGCGTTATTAGATTCATCAACCAGATTAAAAATAGTAGTTCCTTCAAGGTTTCCTTTATCAGTAAAAGCACCATCAAAATCTTGAGTTAAGTATATTGGTTTTGCTAAAATTTCTGAGTAATTTGCAGTATCTAATGCTACAGAACCAATACCTCTTTCAACTTCCAAAGATTTTACTAAGGCAATGCTTTGAGTAGTTTTTTTCGTTGTATTGACAACAGTTACTTTATTTTTATTTTCATCCCATAATTGAATGATACTTGTATTCTTAATTAAAGTATCATCATTCATACGTGCTTCAGAATCGGATTCAATAAGGACTTCACCAAAAATCTGGAACCCCGCTGGATGTGTTGTAGATTTAATTAAAGATCTCCAGGTATCAATAGATGTTTTTGATTTTACTAGGTATGAATAATCTTGATAATAATAAGAATCCGCTACTCTTTGGGATGAATTACTAATCTTACCATAATCCGACTTATAATATCCTTGATTATCATAATATGTTTTGATATTAGCAGAAAACTCAGTAAAGGAAATAGATTCCAAATTAGCAGTTTTGTTTTTTGATAATCCAAGAATTTGTTGATTTTCTCTAAAAATACCAACAACTCTATCAACAAGTAGTAAGTTTGATCCATATCTCCAAGAAGTCACTCTTGCACGTGCAACTTCATTAGATCCATATTTTTGAACAATAGTTTCTCCAACATTAAAGGCATCGTATTCAAAATTTGATACTTTCAGTATATAATTTGATCTAAATGAAGATGATAGTGTCTTATCATTATGATAAGATCCTCCAACATTGATTACTTTTACATTTCTTGGACTTCCGATATCATCACTATTAAAGAATGCAATAACATCAGACTCTGCAATTTTAATTTCGGGAGCAGTCGTATATCCAGATCCAGGATTATCAATTACAATACCTGTAATTTTTCCAGCATCAACCACTGCTTTTAATGAAGCATTACCAGAAGCAACAACAACTGGTTTTGAGTAATTTTTACCAGCATTCAGTAAATTAATACTAGAAATTCTACCATTTGAAATGGTACATGATGCAAGAGCTTTTGATTCATTGGAAGGAACAATTCCACTGACTACAGGAATTTTCTTGTAATCATTACCAATATTTGTAATTGATATTGTATTAATTTTACCGATAGAAAATGCAGATTCTGAAGTATACGAAATTGCCCCAGAACCGTCATGAGATGCCTTGATTGTTGTATCATATACAATCTGACTGTCGGTTACATACAATGCCTTCTTTCTGCCTTGTAGAGGGTCATTAATTACATTTAGATATGCGCCTTCTGAGTTTACTTTACTATTTCTATCAAAGTAAAAATATTTTTTAAATGGAACTTCTTGTTTGTTGGAATATTGATTTGTTGAAATTGTAGGTCCAAATCCAAGTTTAATATTAACTATTGATCCAGAAACAGTTTTTTCCAGTGTTACTAGATTTAAATTAATACTAGGAGAAAAATCAAAATTAACATTTGTCATTGAAGAATGAGAAACATCAAATTTATATTTGTAGAATTTCTTGATATCAATAATCTTATTTTTTTCAAAATTGGTATTATTTGTAGAAAATTCAAAGTATAGTTTTGGTTCCGAAATTTCTAAAATCGTGATTAATCTTTGATTTGTGCTTTGATCAAAAAATACTGTTGATAGAGTCAATTCGGAAATATTATCTAATGTTTGATTATATCCATAAACAAAAACAGCTTTCTGAGTAAGATTATCATATGATAGCAAAATTGGCGCAGCTGCCCCTGTACCAACCTGATAACCACTCTGTAGGGTGTATCCACCATCATAAAGGAACACTGCAGAATTATCAAAATGATCTACTGCAATTGTATTTTTTTGTGCTCGTAAAACATTCAATTTAGTTGTTGTCTTACTTTGAATTAATAAAATTTCATTACCAAGTTTTAAGTAATCTCCAACACTAAATCCAATTGTGCTGTCAACAAATAATTCTGTATTTTGCAATCCAAATCCAGAATGATCTACTCGTAAAGTTAAATCAGGAGTTGTTGTGTTGGTCTTCAATAAAGCTGCATTTCCAACTGTCAATAAATCAAATTTTTGATATCCAGTTCCTTTATTAGTTATTACTACACTTATTACAGATCCAGCAGAAGATACCTTAATAGTAGCTGTCGCATTTTTCCCAGATCCTCCAGACAACGATATTCCAGGATAAGTTCCTGGTGTATAATTTTCGCCACCATTTAAAATCTCCAATCTACCGATACCAGTATCTTTTAAAGTTCTTTGTAAAACTGGTGTAACAAAAGTGACTTCTTGGTATATACGACTTCTTACATAATAAGTAGTTGAAGTAGTCGTATCATTTGGATTGATATCAACATCAATAAATTCATTAATCGCTACACCATGTTTATCACTTGTAGTTAGTAAAGCAACATTGTCTTTGATGTTAAAAATAATTAAGTCATCACTTAATGAATTGATAGTAACAATTTTAGAACCTGTGGTATTGATCAAATCAGAACTGGTTAAGAATAATGTAGTGGAAATACTAAATGTCCCAGTTAAAACTTTTACTTTTACTGTATTTTGATTTGACGTTGACTCAAGAACCTCTCCAGTTGCAACAGGAGCAGTAATACCATTTGAGAATGATAGTATTGCGCCTTTTGTATATGATGAATTTTTATCTAAAATTAGTGAAAGAACTTTTGTATTTGAACTTAATACCTCAGATTTATTAAATGTTCCAGAAACTTCTTTCAGAGCAAATTTATTACCAGTGAAGACATTACCAACAATTTTACCAGTAGCACCTGTTATTGCTTGTGTAATTGTATCACCGTTGAATAGATAAGCAGTTGAAACTAAATCAAATAATAAAATTTTATTTGTTTGAGAATGAATAGAAGTTACTGTCCTCCCTTTTACAGAAGAAACCTTTGCTTCTGCACCAAACCCACCAGTTTGATTGTTGTTTACAATAACTTCTGATCCAACAGAAAAATTATTTGTGCTATCTAAAATAGAAACTGATGAGACAGTTCCACTTTTTACATCTTCAATTTTAGCAATAGATAAATCACCATTAGAATCAATATCAACAGTTCTCAATCTTTTTGCACTAACTGGAAGATCATTTTGTGAGATTTCTGAATTGTAATTTGAATCAATAGGAAGAGAGTAATAATTCTGCCCTACAATATAGGGAAATTCTGGTTCGTTTATTGAGCTGACTGTAATAAAATATGCATAAGTGCCCTGGGGAAATTCAGGAGTTACACAGAATCTTCCATTATTTTGATCAAGAGATCCAGACTTATCAATATAAGAATAATCATTTATAAATGTTCCTAATGGATATACTGCTGTTGTTGGACCATTGATCCTTGAAGTATTTCTAAAGTAACTACTTGTCATTCGGACAATAGAACTTTGAGCATTTAAAGGATTTTGATATCCATAAGGACCATAAATTGGATTGCCATCATATGCAAATCCTAAAATAGAGGAGTGATTAGAACCAGTATCAGACTGTCTTAAGGCATTTGGAGATGCATAATATGCATACCCATACCCACGAGATTCAATATAATTTTTAAAGAAATAACCATTGCTACTATCAAGTTTGGATAGATTTTTAAAATACTTGTCTTTTCTCCATACTTTAATATTTGCTGTTGCTGTTGCTCCAAATCCAACAGGAATAATATCTACAACTACGTTTTCTTTTGTATAAAGTCTTCCACCATTTACTTTCTCAAATCCGACAAGTTCTCCTGCAGAAGAAACAAGGGCACGAAAATCGGCAAATCTACCCTTACCAGATGTGTCTGTAATTCTTACCTGGGGAGGAGAAGAATAATATTCACCAGGATCGTCAATCTTGATGCTAGTAATTTCTCCATTTGTAACGATTGCTGTTACAGCAGCATTTCTTCCAGAAAGAATCTCAATAGTTGGAGTTTGATTATAACTTCCTGGAGAATCAACAATAATTCTATCAACAACTTGACCAGCAAGAATAGATCTGGCTAAACCACCAACACCATTAATTAATATAAATGGCGCTTTTTGATAACCAGATCCTCGCAATCCAACCTTAATACTTTCTATAGGACCATTTAATACAATATCTTCGTCTTTATAACTTAAAAATGGAATACCATTAATACCAATACCAACATCTCTATATTTTGTCTCATAAATTTCAGTTGTTTGTATTGGATACTTTCTTATAATTCTTAAAAGTTTTTGATCTAAAACATCACTTGGAATATCAGTGATACCAGATTTGATAATGTCATGTGATGGAAACCCAGATGAGGTAATGTAATATCCTGTACCATCTTCAAAAATCGCTGAGACATTTGAATTTAAGTTTTTAATTGCAGAAGAAACACTTGCATGATTTTGAGAATTAGGAATTCCTGTTGTAGTAATCCATCTAAGATTATTTTGTGCATCAAAAATTTTAATATCATTTGTTAAAAATCCAGATTCGGAAATTTCAACAAAATCTCCAGGATTTGCATATGGAAAAGAATTTTCTGTGGTGAGACCATATAAAATTCCATAAACAAGTAAATTGACACCAGATCCAGACACATTTGCGCCATAGGTTACAGATTCGCCAATAAAATGTGCTGTAGAACCAGATCTAGTTTTTATAATAAACTGATTTACATTTTTGTCTTCAAAAGTAAATTCCTCAGTTCCTATTCTGAATTGCCCCTCTGTTTTCCAACCCATGGTTGAAAATACGTTTATTCTGTCTCCTACTGAGTCTGAAGATAAAATTGGTTTTGTTAATTTTGTTCTTGCAGAAATTTCAAATTGACCATTGATACTATTCTCAGCAAGAACGATATCGTAAAGATCTTTGCCATCAAAAGTACCAGCAAATTTTACATTATCAACAACAGCAGAAGCATATTTTCCAGCAATGTCTTGAACGATTTTTTTGCCGATTAAATTTTCTGGAACTCCTGAAGTAATTTGTGCTCGTAATGCATATACTTGAATCCAATTTGATTCTGAACTTTTTAATGTAAAATCCCTTGGATACGTAACTTCTGGTTCAGAATCATTATCAATGAGGCACTTGAATAAAAACTTGATTGAATTATCTGTACCTTTTGATTGATAAAACGAAGTAATATTTTTAATTAATGATCTCTTGTCTACGTTTTCTTTTAAATATTTTTCTGGAAAATCTGCAAGGTACTGCTTTTCAAAACTTTTTATAAAAGCATACAAAAATAAGTTACTAATATTCTGTACTGTTGATCCAGCAACATGAGTTTCTGCTTGAGTTGTTACAAATGTGCTACTTGTGTACAAATCTCCAAGAGTTGTGTTGCCACTTACACCACGACTAACTTCTAGAAACTGAGTATCTGTTCTTTGCTTGTAAAAACAAATTTCATCGTCAATCTTAATATAACCACCGTTTTTTGGGAATGATGTCGCATCAGCAACGGTGATCGTATCATTGGTTGATGTGATTGCACCAGATAATGTAGTTGATTGTGTGAGAACATTCTTCTCATAAAAATCAATATCACGATAAACTTCTAGATTTTGAATGATGTCTAGCGGTTGTCCTTGTAATTCTAATTGCTCGTAGTATTTTTGTATGAACTTGCCAAAAAGTTCATACTCTTCATTGATGAAGTCTGGTAGTTGAGACTCAATTAGGAATGAGATTTTATTCGCAGTTTTTAACATCTAAACTACTCTTTATATGCTACAAAAGTACTTTGTGATATATCTACATCAAGATATACCTCACGTTTAACTTCAATATCTTTATTCGCTGGTTTTACTCTCAACTCAATGCGATTGTCAGAAAATGATCCTTTTAAGATTGTGAAGTTATACATTTTAATCTCACCTTTGACATAATCAACATCACCGATGGAATCATTCAAAAGAACTTTTTCACCAGTCACAGAATCTAGTCTATATAGGACAATTTTGCCATTCCTGTCTTCCAAATACGAGGTATAATTAGGATACTCAAAGACCGTCATTCCAGTAGATGATACAACTGGTTCATCACAATCTTCTAGAAAAGCATTCTGGTAACAAATCTCATAATATGAAGATGCATTAATTTGAGCATAAAAATCTTTTCTTAAAGTTATATCAGTAATATTTGAATTAATTGCACGATCAGAGTTATCAATTACACCAACAAACTTACTATATCTGAATTTACCGTTAAACTTTTCTGTCTCTGATGTCTGTAAGTATTCTTGAATTGCACCAGCAGCTTTTGCTGCCACTTGAGTCTGTAACAAATTGGTTTTTGTTTTATTGTAATAAATTTTACTATTAAGTTCAACATATAAAATTGATGGATCAATAAATTCTGGTCTTACCGAAGCAATTGAATATTTCTTCAATTGATCCACTAATTCACTTTTTGTAAGTGAAGATAAACTCGCTGCCTCATTTGGTTTTACAGAAATGAAGACTTTACCATATGCTGGTGGTTCTTGGTCTTCACCACCGAATACAATAATATCACTTACAGATGGATATAAGTTTCTCACAATTGCAGCATAGTCACTTGCTGTAACTGCTCTATTCTGAGATCCAAAGAACTTAGGAGCATTGAACTTAATCTTTGAAATACTTTCAATCTCGGCACCACCAACTGCTTTAGCGGTCGTTGTGATTGCTCCAACAGTAAAGGGAACAGTAATTAATACTTGATTCTCATCTACAATATTACCATTAAACGTAAAAGACTTTGCGCCATTTGTATCTGATCCATTTGTTACAATATAACTTATATTGATGACTTGATTATCGGTTAACTTCTTGCCGAGTATACCATCACCAAAGAAAATCTCATATGACTCATCTTCGCCTTCGTTGATGAAGTATACTTTATCATTAGAACCAATATCTAAAATTGAATCTACAACTTTATACTCTTCATAAACGCTGCTAGTGTTGGATTCATAGACTAAAATTTTTAAAGTACTAATATCAGCACCAGGATTATTAATAACAAATCGTTGATTCTTTAGTGCCTGATTAACTGTGTAGGATGTAGTAATCAAAGAACCTTCATAAATTTCAACATTTTGAAATGTAGATACACCATTAGATACTTCTGATCGTCTATCTTCTCTTAGGATAAAACGGTATAGAGTACCATCATAATTTGTAACAAAACCACTACCTGCCTTGAAAATTGTTGCGGATGGTGCAGTATTAATATTCTTATAGGTTACTGTAAAATTAACAACAGCTTTCGGAGAAATTGCTGACTTTGGCGAATATCCAAGTTGTTTCGCTAATGCTACCACATTGTCTCTTAACGTGGCAGAATCCAAGAACATTTCATTCACCACCATGTTGGTGTTGAACGCGGTATAGTACGTATTATATGCCAATACATCTAATAACTGACTTAGAACAGAACCTTCAAAGTCATAGTCAGTAAAATCTGTTTGTGCTCTCATGTATTCTCTGAGAGCAATCTTGATTTCATTAAAATCTAGATTATTTAATTGCGTGTATGGCATTATCGCGTCCTGGTCAGAAATAACTCTACAGTTGTTGGTGGCGCATTGGCTCCAATAATTTCATAGGTCATCTCAACATCAAAACGATTATCGTCGCTATTTGGAATTGTTGAAATTTCTAATACTCTAATTCTTGGTTCGTATTGACTTAACGTGTATTGGATATTACTCGTAACCTGTGCTGCAGTAGCATAATCAAGAGGTTCAAACAAATAAGATCTAATATCAGAACCAAAATCTGGATTAAAAAGCTTTTCGCCTTTGTTTGTCAACAAAATATTTGCAATAGACTGTTTAATGGCAGCAGCATCTTTACTGACAACAAGATCATCAGTAACAGGATGTTTTTTAAACGTAATATTAATATCTCTAAATGAGAGATTGGAAGTTTCTGCCATTAACAGTCTATGAAGTCACTAGTTATTTAGTGACCTTTAAACATGCCATCTTTCAATAAAATCGTCAAAACCACCAGCGCCACCACATGGGCGACTCATACGATCTTTAGGAATATCATAAAGTTCTTCTTTTTTCTTGTTCCTATTTCTTTTTGCCGCCATATTCAGATAGATATCTGAATCTGTTTCTGTAATGAGTGTCATTCCTTCTTCAACAAAGTCATGACTTTTATCTACATGAAAATGGTTTCCCATAACTCTTCTCTGTAACTACACAGAACTTTTATTGGGGTTACTATCCCAATATTCAGTTTTCGGAGTTTTCGGCGCTCGTCGCTTAACGTCCTTGCCCTCTATAACGTTTTCTACCAGTATTTCGTGAAGACGCTCCAAGATGCGTATTTTGACTACGCCCCTGCCGAGTTTTCTTCGGTTTGCCAGGAGCATAATTTGTTTTTACTAGTCCGACTTTTGATCTTGCTGCCATAATACTTTAAATGGTTTTTGTACCAATGATGATTGTAGGATAAAGTGTTGGAGATGTCAATACATTCTCAATAATTGTTCTAATAGGTGGTGTCGTGGGAGGTGCTGCTATCATCCCATCTCCTGCCACGGACACCAAGTTGCCTCTAAAATACACGCCTGTCTGCGGAGGATTCATCACAGGAGAGATTCCTGTGCGAGTGATCGTAGCAGGCGTTGGTGGGGTTGGCGGTGGTGCGACACCAGGCACTGGAGGATATGTACCTGCAGACTTTTCTATATCCATGATCATGATCGGTAAGATATTTGGATTCGGTGATCCATCTGGAAGTGTCTTACCAATACCATTTGTCGTGTATATACCACCTTCAGGTGTAGGTTTATCCAAAACCTTTAATACACCACCAATCGCTAAGGGCGGATACGTTGTCGCTCCAATTACAGAAGGACTATCAAGCATTCCTGGATTAACTATTTCCCCTGCCATTTTGCAACTCCTCTATCTTATTATGTAGACTATCAAGCGTTTCCGCTATAGTCTGATAACTCTGGGATTGAGGAGGCTTGTACATCAATTGGGGGTGTTCTAAGAGTGATACCTTCTTCTCCACCATCGTCAATCTCTCGGACAGCGACTGGAGTAACTCGTTGAACCTCTGCATTGTTAATTGGTTGTCTTGATTCATTATCTAATCCTGCAAAACGTCTAGCTGCTGCTGCTTCAAATTGGTCACAAAATTGATCAAAATTTTGCAGAACCTTTTCATAAAAATTAGGATCTTGCTCGTAGTGATTCAT